GTACCCGGAGCAGCCTGATTCATACCCTCAACAGCACCAATCTGATTAACAAACGTCAAAGCCAAGCCGGATCACCCCCTAATCCTAATAATTCCAATCATACGCATCCGAAATAATATGCACACGCTCAGTACGATCATACTGCTGCACCCACAAATCATTCCGCATCTGCTGATAACGAGACTCAAACAAATTCTGAAACGCCGCAACCTGCGGATCATCATTAACAAGAAACGCCTTCACAAGAGCACCATACAACACAATACTATGATGACGAGAAGGAATAAACCACGCACCAGTACCAGTAGTCTCAGTCGCCGAAACAGGCGTACGAGTATAAAACAAACGATACGTAGTGCTACCCTTAACAGAAGGATAAACAAACAACTCCTCACCAACAAAATAATAATGCTCAGGATACGTATCCAAATCATTAATACGATAATTCTTCTCAATAACATCGCCACGCTCAGGCGTCATAACAACATCATTAGTCGTATCAATAAAACTAAGCACAGTATTCACATTAGTCGGACTACCAGAAAAACTCTGATTAGTAATTTGCGTAGTACCACTAGGCGCAGTAAACGTACTCACAACCTCCAAAAAAGGCCAAGGCTCGCGCGTAACAACATCAAAATAAGCCTCATTAAGAAGCGTCAACTTCTGCTCATCCTCAAAATCCTCAAAACCATACAAATCCATCTGATCATACAACTCATCCAGCGTCACTCGCGTCACCCCCCTTCGGAACATCACTAGTAATAAACTCTTTAACAACCGGCGACTTACCGTGCTGACGAAGAAAAAACTCCACAACCTCCGCCGACTCCTCAACCGCCTGATCACCATTATACGCTAAATCACTACGATACTTAGCCTGAGAATCAACAATCTCATTCCAAATACGTTCTTTATGCTTAACAAGATGACCCTCCTGAATCCTACTCAAAGCCTCAGAAGGATCAGGAATACGATCACCAAAACCAAAAACAGGAAAAGGATCCTCAGGTCGCGGCATACGCACAAACACACACCAATCACCAGTATCCTCATTACGAGCAAACATAAGACGCTCATCATACTCGCGCACAGCACGATCAACACGATAAGCATCATAATTAACACTATTAGGCAACCATAACTTCATCAACAATCCCACTTTCTAAGAGCCTTATTAATACGACTATTAGGATCATTAGCAGTCTTAGCAGACGTAAGCCGCTTCTTCATACCACTCATACGCGCACAAAACGAACGACGACGAGCAGCAGCCTTAGGAGAGCGCTTAGCCTGCTTAGCAGAAACCGGAGGCTTAAGCGTACCCTTCTTATACGACGCACGACCCTTCGCATTCAAACCACCCTCAGGATTCTGACCCTCCTTACGAGTCCAAGCCTCCGACATAACTCACCCCCTACGACGAAAATAAAACCTACGCAACTTATACTTCCAATGAGAAAAACCACTCATTACTTACCGCCCTTCGTCTTATTATACGCACTCCAAGCAGTAGCATAAATACGCGACTTAGGCCAAGAAGGGTTTTCACGCTTCAAAGCCATAACAATATCCTCAACCTTTTTAGGGCGCGGAGCCATTATGACTTCTTCCTACGACCAGCCGCAGCGCGACGCTGAAACTCCGCTTTACCCAACTTCCTACGCCCAATCCAAGCCGCAAGCGCCTTAGGATCACGCGCACCCTTACCCTTTTTCTTATCTTTAGCGGCTAGGCTCTTGACGAGCCTATCGTACTTACTCATCTCTTTAGCCATAATAGCCTCCTCAACTAAGAATAGGGAGGGGCCGAAGCCCCTCCCTAAACTAATTAGATACCAGCGTCAGGGTTACCGTCAACCTCAATACCATGAATAACGCAGTGATTGCTGCGCTTCGTAGCACCAAGATTCATGTACCGCGTCATGATAGCCTCAAAAGCATCATAACCCGACACCTGACGGAGCGTCTGACCATCCGCATCAAGGAAATGCCAGTCCTGATCCGAGAACACCTTAAGAGTGGACTCGTCAAGAATGTACATATTCCCGTACGGAGCATCAATATCCGAAATAATCGGCATCCCGCCGTACGACAGCGTGCGGAAACCAGCAGCGTAATTCAACGAAGCCGGATCCACATACTGAACCTCCTGCGACAGCAGGCCGTAGAACTCGCGCTGCACACCAAGCGTAGTAACCATCACAGTCGGCATACCACCCTCAAGACGAACAAGGTTAAGCGCCTTCTGGATCATGTCCAGCGTAAGCGTACCCGTATTCTCGGTCTGAGCATTGACGCGCTTGTTATCCCACCACGTCTTCGTAGCCGGATCAATCTCGCCGAACGCCTCCTGCCCGACCGAAACGATGCGACGAAGACCGTCAACCTCGTTCGACCGCGAACCAGTCTGCAACACACCATTATCAACGCCAGAACCCGCGCGGAACACGCGATGCGACGAAGTAGTCGAAAAAGCCGTACCACTCACCGTAATGGTAGCATTATCATAATCCACGGCAGTAATCTCACGCGCCGTAGCACCACTCTGCGAATCAACATCAGCAGTCGTGCCAATATCAACCAGCATACCAACATACAACTGACCCTTTCGGATAGCCTCCTTACCAGTGGCCGTATCCAACTGAACCGTCGTAGACGAAGACGTAGTACCACAATCAGCAATAATACCCTCGCCCTTCGCGTACACCTGACGCGCAAGATCCTTCTGAAGATCGTTGCGAATGCCGTCCAACTCAGACTTAAGCGCCTGAAGGAACGCACCAGCCTCGTTCTTCGTCTTAGCCATCGACGGACCCGTCACCTGCACGCGACCGTACAGGTACTTCAGATCGTAAACAGCCTTATCGTAATCCTGATTGCCAGCCGACGGCAGCGGCGCAGCCTCAGCACGAGCACCAATGCCGCCAGAACGCGACACATGCAGCGGAACATACGCCCGCTTACCAACCAGATCCTCCGACCGCGTATTAAGACGCGCAAGAAGAAGAATCTCATTATTCAACTGCTCCGCAACAGGCCCAAGGTAATACTCCTTGAGAATGTTAGAGAGCGTAGTAAGATTAGTCCCATTAGTAAGACTCATACCTATAACACCTCCAAATTAGGAAATGTTACGAACAGCCTCCATAGCAGCCTTATGCGCATCATCCAAAGAATTAAACGCGCGACCCGGAACACTAGACGGAGCACTAGGCGCAGGAGTAGCACCATGAGGCACATTCTTAGCAGCCAAGTATCCCTGCAACATACGCTGCTGAATACCCGCATACAACTCCTGAGCAACCATAAGATCACCATCCGTCGAATAAGCAAGACTATAAATAGCCTCCACATCATCATCAGAATAATGCGGATTACTCGTACGAATAGTATTCTCCATAGCCTCCAACTCTGCCATAGTCTCCTGCTGAACCTGCATCTGCATCATCTCCTCACGGAAAACACGCATCTGCTCTAACTCAGCCGCCAACTGCGGCGGAAGCCCCTCGTAACTATTATTATTATCTGGAGTCTCGTTGAAAACCGGCTGGCTACCATCGGTTGTTCCCACATTCTGCTGAATCTGAGCCGCAACCTGCTTAGCAAACTCCGGATCAGTATTCAACGCCTGTAAGAAGCCGACTGCTTGTAACGCAGTATCAGCATCAACTCCCGCTTCGGAAAACGACTCGTACTGACGCCGCAATTCCGCAATCTCCTGAGTCTTCCGCGTATAATCACCCTGCATCGAACGATACACAGCCTGCATATCCTCAGGAAGCGTACTAGGATCAAAACCAGTAAAGGATTCAGACTCAACCTGATTGTCCTCTACAACACTCTCAACCCCAGTACTAGCCTCAGCCGCCGGAACATCATCCGGCAACTCGGACGACAACGCCTCAAGAGCGCCATCCATATCAATACCATCACTCATGGTATCCTCCCATAATCAAACGACTCCGGCTTATTCCGGTTGGTCGCTAATCATTCACAACAACACTAAGCGGCTCAATACTAACAACCTCAGCCGCGCGATCCTCCGCAGCAGCCACAAGCCCATCAGCAAAACCACTCATCAACTCCTTCATCTCATCACGAGTAGGAAGAGTATGCACAGTCTCAGTACGCTTCGTAGCAAGACCCTGAGCAAGACGAATCTTATCATCCATAATACCAACAACAGTGGCAATAGCAGACAACTGCTTCACCTCAGCATCAGGAATAAGCGCCTCCAACTTTTCCATCGCCTGCTTACGCACACGATTAGCATGATCAACAAACTCGTAAGCATTCTTACGAATCTCAGCATCCATACTCTCAGGAGGACCATCCTTCTCCCACTGCTTAGCCCAATACGCAACAGTAGCATGAGGAACACCAGTAACACGACTAGTCTCACGAATACGCTTATCACAAGCAACCCACTGCACATACGTAGCCGCCTTAGCCTTATCATCCCACTCCGTACGCTCCTGCCTACTCACCACGCACCGCCATACGTTGCTGCTCATTCACAAGTTTCTGATCAGCCATAGCCTGCTCCTGCTGCAACCTCTGCAACAACTCCAACTGCGACCGACCCAACTCACCACCAACACCCTCAGCCGAATTAGGCTTATCCTTATTATCAATAACAACCGTATCAAGCGGCGGCTCCAACAACGTCTGCGGAGTAACATTCTTAATACCACTATTCGTAAGAATCTGACTCCCAGCCGTAGGCCCAACCGCGCCACGCAACTGAAGCGAAACCTTCGGAGCCTCACCAGTCGGCGCAGCCTCAGCCTGAACAGCAGCAAGAGTCAACTCGTAATGCTTATAAAAACGATCCTTAACCTCACTAGGCAACGTCTCAAACTCAGCACTCTTCATAAACGACGCATGAGTCTCCAAATGCGCACTCTTATTCTCAAACGCCAACGGCGACAAACCAGCCTCAACACTCTGCTGCAACAACATAGGATCAATAGGAGCATCAGGATTCTGCATAATCTGCATCAACAACGCATCATTAGCCTTCTTAGCCTCCTGCTCATTCACAACCCCACCATCAAGCAACACATCATGCTCACGAAGCGCCTGCTCCTCATCAGCCTCAAACTGCATCTGCAACGACTTAAAATCAGCCATATCAAGATACTTATACGCCTTCGTAGGCGACAACAAGCCCATCTGCATAAGTTGCATCACACGAGCCTGACGCCCCGCGCGAGTCCTCGGCAAACCAGAACCAGCCTCAACCTTAACACTAACACCCTTAATAAGATCAGCATCCTCAAACCGCTCAACCTTAGGCTTAGAACCAGAACCAGTAATAATCATCGTACGAGGCTCATTATAATACTGCTGAGCCAACTGCAACATCAAATTACCAGCACGCTCCAAACTCTTCTCCATCATCATAATCTGCGGAGCCAAACGATCAGTAGCCGCCTCTTGAAGAAGATCAATAGCCACACCAGCCTCAACATTCGGAGGAACACTACCCTCAACAATCTCATTAAGGCCAAATACATCCTTCAAACGATTACCCAAATCACGCAAATGCTCAAACACATACGGAGGAAGCGAAGGAATCGGAATACTCTCAGGAACCTTACCCGCAACAGGATTATACTCAAAAATAGCACCCGGCTCATCCGTCATCCGCTGCCGCAAAGAACCAACCGGAGCCAACATCTGAGGCTTCAACGTAAGATTCTTATACTCAATAACCTGCGACAACGAACGATTCAACTCCTTCTGAAGCGGAATAGCCTGCTCAACAACAGACGAATCCCACAACTGGCCCGGAACACGCATACCCGGAAACTTCACAAGCGGCAACTCCTCAAACGGATACGGCCACGGAGCATCATACAACACAATACTAGGATCCTTCGTAAACACAACAAAACGACCTTCAGGATACTTACCGCCCGGAACAAAATACCCGTAATACACAACACGCACATTCTCCTGCGTCTTCGACTCATTACTACCAAACGCGCCCGGAAGAGTCTCATCAGGATACTTATTTACAGCATTA